CATCCATGGCACATCCATGGGGGTAGGGGGGAGGGGGGGGAGGGGGAGGGGGGGTGGGTGGTGCCCGGGGTGGGTCGATGACAACTACCCGTCGACCGTCCCGGTCGTGGTTCCTACCTACCCCCCGCAGCCCCTGAAAGGTATGAACTAATAGGCCAAAACATAGGAATGTTTATAGGCGTTTATGGCAGGCAAAGTATTCGCTATAAGTGCAGAAAAGAATGGCACATAAGATGCAGTTTCTCGGGCAGTTTTATGCCACTTATTACCCCCCCATCGTTAGGTCGTTTATGGCCTATAACAGGGGGGTAGGGGGAACCCCTCGCTCGTAGCCATATCGCCAAATAGCCCCAAATCGGCCATAAATCTACCGAAAATCGGCCCCGAATAGCCCCAGATACGGCGAAATGGGTCGAAATGCGTCGGAAATCGGCGGTTTGGGCCTCTATGGGTGGTGAAATGACGTGGTAAACTGTGTTCATGGAGGAAACAGGCATCTACGGTGGAGCGAAGCAGGCACCCAAGGGATGTGTGGGCGTACAATGCCTAAAAAACGGCGGAGTACCCCTCCCGTGACCGGAAGGCCTCAGACTGATCATGCAAAGTAGACTAGGTGACCAGTTCTTCGACCCATTTGGGCCTTACTCGGACATAGAGTTTGAGCACCACGGGGAGGGATGGGCGTTCGATGAGGAAGAGAGCGCTCCCGTAACGCATGGCTCTATCCATGTCCCGGGCAGGAGAATCCCTGTAAGAGGTTCATGGCGGGCTCTGTCAGCCCCCAGAACATCCCCTGCGGAGGGGGAGTCAGTGCCAGCGGATCGTAAGTGGGAAGACTTCAGGTTCCATGCATTGTCGGAGGTACCTGATACCGACTACACGGATATGAGCAGTCCCTTTATGACCGTAGGGGTACTGCACGGCGAGGGAGAGACCCCAGAGCGTGAACAGGGATCGTCGGTTTCAATGGGAGTTGCTGGACGGCCCGTTGGAGTCGATCTGGCAGGGATCGGGGTTGACAAGCCGGGCTACTACCCAGTAGACCCCCCGCACAGTACGGTACACACAGAGGGGTTCTGGCTAGGGGGTCGGAGAGGCAACCTTGATCCGGGCGTCGGTGCCGTCGACCCGCCCGAACCCGGTGCCGTCCCGTATCAACATGAGGAAGACCCGGATTTCCCTGAGGGTGAGAGGATTCCAACTAATCTGCCCTTCGACCGCCGTGGTAGTCACCAGCGCCCGGGTGGGCTGGCTGCCATAAAGAAGGTGGAACGATGGGCGCAAGATCCCGGTGGTGGGCCACAGGGTCCCGATAACCCCGAGTTTGGAACTACCACAACGGACTGGGTTAGGGAGAGAGAACTCCGACACTATCGCATGGGCAGCAGGCAACTTGCCGCTCGGAGCAAATTCGTTAACCCCATAGAGCAACTCACGTCCCCAGAAGGAGTCGCTACCCTGTCGGCATCGACCGGGAAGGGACATGATTACTTTGCTCGTGAGATGGCACGGTTCATGGAGCACCTCAGGGGAGGGGAGGACGAATACGTTGAGAGGGGCACGCACGGACAGGACTTTCCTAAGAAACGGCCTAAGAAACGGCGAGGGGTACCTCCTGTGCCACCCGGCGGGTTCGGGGAGGACAATATGAGACCGAAACGACCCAACGTGCTTGATCCCGAGCAGCAGCCCCAGAAACCCGAGAACGAGATGGGAGAAAAGATAGATCAGGGCTTTGAAGGGGTCGTTGAGGGCCTAGCCGCAGCATTCGCTCCGAAGAAGGTTCCGGCCAAGCGGGAGCGACCGGTAGTGCCGATGAAGCACATCAAAAAGGGCACCGAGGGTATGCCATGGGAACAGGCAGGCCCGTTACCCGAGCGTGGCATGATAGAGGATGCCCCGAACCCGCTACCGGACACCGGTATACCACTATCACCTAAGCCAGAGTATGTAGACGAACGGCATCCCGTCCACGGCCAGAAGACCGGAAGAAGGGTGCTGAAGCACCCACCGGGTTACGAGAAGCCACAAGAAAGTCCCAAACCGTCGAAGAGTACGTGGGGTTCGCTAATGTCACAGGGCTCACGAAGCCATTTCAATGACGGACACGAAGGACAGGTACCACCTAGGTCCCGCTAGTTAGACGGGATATACTAGGGATATGCCACTATACGAGTACCGCTGTGACTGCGGGAACGAGTTTCTCCAGCGACAGGCGATCAACGACGATCCGGTGATCTGCTCCTGTGGGAAGGAGACCAAACGGGTGTACGGGCTTGGTGGGGTTGCCTTCAAGGGTAAGGGCTTCTACTCCACAGACAAGCCTGCTATGAACTAATCTGGGTTACTCATTGTGCTGCGGGTCGTTATCTATCCGTTGACCCCAGTCTTCAATATGCCTGACAGGGATTTCCATGTCAGGGTTGACCTCGTTTGCGGCAGCGATCCTGTGGTGGCCCTGCCTGACCCTCTGCATAGTGCCCAGACTGTAGTCTTCAGTCGTTAGTTTCACCGGCACTTTGACCTGACCGCTCTCCTGTATGGCATCACGTACGTAGTCGTAACCTCTGGTGTAGGATTCGTCCAACTTACGATCCCAGAACTGGTCGTCGTCCTCTAGATAGTCTCCGCCACCTTCCCATGAGGACTCACCTTCTGAGTCAATCCACTCCTCTCCCTCGGACTCAATCCACTCCCGGTCGGGCTCGTGGAAGGGCAGGTCTATCAGGTGCTTGGCAGGCATGAACATCTGTAACTGCTGAGGGTTGCAGGCGTCTGAACTACTCATCGTCCCACGGTCCAAACGGTGGGGTGTTCTCACGCATACTACGAGCCATTCGATCCATGTATTCCGTGGGTGAGTATGATCGGGCGTCCTGAACCCCTCCAAGTCCAAGGCTCTCAAAGGCTCCGTAGTAATCCTCCGCTACCCCTTCGTAAGCGTTGTCTCGGTCTACTACCATGCGTTGGGTTCCACCGTTAGTGGGTTTGTCGTACTCCACCCATGCGTGTCCAAGATTCCGGCCTTCCATCATCATGGGTACCGTTGCGTGTACTACCGATATGTTCTCACGGCCCTCTTTTTCAAAGTCCATGCAGGTACGAAACGCCGTCCGATAGCAGTCCCCGAACTGTTTTCCTAATGATGAACTACTCATCGGTGTACCACCGGTATTTCCCTTGTCGGGTTGATGTCCTCAGAGATAGCAATACGGTGGTGGCCCTCGTAGACGTAGGTAGGCCCAACCTCCACTGGATTGAGCACCCCTCTCTTTAGGATGGATTCTCCGATTCTCTCATCCTGCCCTTCCACGTTCACTAGATACTGGTTCTCTTGCCGATTGTCTTCCCATTTCCACTCATTTTCTCGGTTGCGCCCTTCACGCCACAGACCATGCGGCATCGAAGTGGGGTGGCTGGTCGCTTTCATCTTTATGAGTTCCCCAGCGGGGATGAACATACGCAACTGCTGTGGGTTGAGGCGGTCTGAACTACTCATTTTGAAGCGGCAAGCCTTGCCCGGTCCTGAGGCGTTCTTCGGCAGTGTAACTTTCGATGTCCTGTAGCCACCTGTCGTGTTGCTCTATTAGGCTATGAATACCCCCATGAATGATCGTTTGACCCGAAGTGATTCCCGCTTGTTCAAAGCGGTCAATTCGCCTGTCAATCTGACCACGGTCGGAGATGAACTCTGGGTCTAAGGTTTCATCTCTTTGAGGGTACCCCAGCCCTTGTTCAGTTTCCTCGTCGGCAAGGTGCGTTACCTCTCTCATTGCGCCCTCACGAGTCAGCCGCTGCGCCGTCAAAGGTTCATTAGGTAGGCGTTGCCCTACGGTATTCGTTCTGGAAGAGTCCCACTCATGTCCGTATCTCAACACTGGCCTAATGTTGGTTTCTATTCCTTGGTTAGTTCTACGCTGAGGATGCCACGGGTCCACATACAACTTCTCAAAGTCGAAGGTCTCGTCTTCACCGGGCCTGTCCAACTCTTCAGAGATTGCCTGAAAGTCCCACTCATGGTGGACTGGGACGCCCTCCGCCACTTGGCTTCTTTGGCTTCTAAACGGCGGGCCCTCCCCGAACTGAAATGGCCCGGATGGTCCGAGGGCTTGATGTCGCCCTATTACTGGTATGCTAACATTCGACCCGGCGAGCGGGTTGGACAACTCTATCTGTCCAAACCCTTCGTCAATCTCCCCGACGTGTCCACCGGGACGCCATTCCGACATGGACGTGAAGTTCACGTGTCGAAAGTGCTCAAAGGGGTCGACCCCGAACTGATCTCCTAGTGATGGACTACTCATCTTTCGTGTAGCCTTCTCGGATGTTCCAGCCTCTGGGCTTAACCTCCCCGGGGTACTGCTTCCACGGGTTTGACATGCTGCCATCCGACCCCTTATAGCCACCCCATAGACCTTCTCCTACAAGGTCTTCTTGGGGGGGTGCGGGTGTGTTTCCCTCTCCGCTAGCGGGTCCATAACCTTCGGACGGTGGTTTACCACTAAGAAAGGCCCCCCACTCGCGGAATACATGCTTGAGTTGTCCACCGAATCTGTGCATACTCTAGTGTACCCTATTATCAGGTTATCACCTGTTCACGTAGGAGACCACGCAGGTCCAGCAGCAGGTCCTGAATCTCAGTGGATGTGAACATCTCCCGTGTGGCAGTGATCTCCAAGAAGGTCTCAATCTCTGCAATGAGGTCCTGTGTATCGGTCATGGACCAAGCGTACCACATAGATTCTCTAGAAAGAAGCACCCCATAAGTGGTATTCTAGTACAGTATGAACTCTCCAGACGACCCCCGCTTTGGTAGCCCTCAGTGGGTAGCCACCGTTACGGACCTTGAGGAGTATAAAAAGGAGAAGGAACGGAAACGGAAGATCGCTGAGGCTGAGGCTGAGAGGGACAAACGTCCTGACGCCAAGATCATTCCCTTACATCCCCCTGTCACCGAGACCCCTGTCACCGAGATAAGCCCCGAAGACCATGAGGAGTTTGTTAAGAGTCGGATGACAGAGGAGGAGTTGAAGATTGCGGAGGATGAGGAGAAGCCCAAACCACGGAAAGTCACAAGGCAGACCCCGATTCCCCCGATTCCTCCGCCCGGTCCCAGACCACCGGCAGATCCCGATCCATCCTCACCAGACAGGTCGGGTCCTCGCCATCCCTTTTACCCTCGCACACCCTACACCCCACCGGATGGTCCAATGCGTGGGTACCCCCCGTCGTCCCCTCCCCCAGCGTCCCCTCCACTGCCGGGCCCACCACCACAGAAGTTCCTACCGACAAAGCCCCCCAAGACTCCCAAACCGCCGGGCGCAAAGTAATGGCAAAGTTGAGTTCATCACAGTTTGGTGGAAAGAATATAGGATACTCCCTGTCCAAAGGCTCCGCTTGGAAAGCCAGCCGTGGTCCCAAGTATACAATCAGGGCACCTAAGTCCCCTTCCATCAAGCCTGTATACAAACGATACAAGGCAAAGTGACCATATGACTGACCAACCACACCAGCAGGGCCTTGGCGGTAGCAAGGAAGTGTCAGAGAGAATAAAGGCATTTAATCGTGGCGATCTCGTCCACGAACGTGCGGGACCTGATCACAAACCCACCTCAGGCGACATGACCATGCAGGAGTTTGCTGACGGTTGGGGCGTAAGCCTAGAGGAAGCCAAGCGCAGGTTCACTCACTTCCGAATGAACAACCCTAAAACAGATCGCTACTTCAAGTCTGGCACCAGTGGACAGCCCATGTCTAGGGATAGGTCTAATAGGGACCGCACTGGCGAGGCTGACAAACGCAGGGCAAGGCGTCGGGGTCCACGTACAGATAAATCTACTTCTTACGACACATACACTCGTGAAGAGTTGATGCGATATAGGGAAGAAGAAGCACAGCGTATTCGGGACGAGAAATGACCATCAGAGCAGGCCGCTTCTTCAGGGCCGGTACCCACGGACAGTTTAAACCGGGATACTACCATCATCGTGACCCTAATAGTCCGGGGGATATTACTTACGCAAGTTCTGACAAAGAAGGGTTTGGGGCGGTGCTTACAGTAACGCCTGCTAGGGAAGTGACCTACGGCGGGCCCGGGTTCTATGATGATAACGACCCAAGGAACGACCCTGACTACTATGATGAGTGGAGAGACAATACAGAGCAGTGGGGCCCGGTTCCTGATGATGCGGAGGACTACGACCCCGGGCCAACACAGGGAGAACTGTTCAAACAGGAACCCGGCTATGCGAGCACACTGGCTGGTAATATAGAAAGCCGTAGTAGGACACTGTCGCTACTTGGAATGGCCGCTCGTCACCAAGCAAGGAACTTCGGGCCTGCTCTGGCGAGCGGTTCTCTGACACCAGACTCCTTCGGTCTCCTAAAGCATATACGGAAATCCGAAACGGGTAAGGCCAACCAGTCCGTAAGGTGGTCCGGGGGTAGTCGCAACGAGCCCGAAGGGCCCTCAGAGGAACACGGGGATATGCGCCCGACTACACACGAGGGACGCACCATGCCAATTCACGAACACCATCTCGCTGAGGATTTCCCTAGCGCAATGATAGGGGCTATTCCCGATTCTGGTGACTACCATTGGGAAGAAGGGGACCTTTCTGAAGTTGACCGCATCTTGGCCCAACCTCAGAGGTTCGGTCTTAGGGAGTTCACTAAGGCCGAGGCGAAAGAGGGTAAGCAGTTCGTACGAGACCAGTGGACGAATATCAAGAAGAAGGGTAAGAAGAGTGCTAGGATGCCTAGGCAACTAACTAGGCAACAGAGCCTGTTTGAACGAACAGAACGAGAGAAATGGGGAGCAACCTATGACCATGTTTGAGCACGCCAGCAAATCCGAGCAACTAAAGATGTTTATGACTCCTCGGGAGATCATGGAAAACTATGGTCCCCATGATGCTGATAGGTGGATCACTGCTACTCACCAGCCAGACGGCATTGGTCGACTTGGAGACCAGACAAGCCGACATCCCCTAATGATGGCAGCCCGCCCAGAGGAGTTCGGGCTAATCCCCCGCTATAGCAACAGCAACTTTGAGGGTCGTAAAGAGGCTGATGAGTATGCTGAACGGTGGCGCGCTACCAAAGCAAAGCATGATCGGGGCGAGGCTTTGATTGAGGGTCAGGACGCATACTATGAGGCCGGGGACTATGCACCGGGAACACGGGAACACAACGAGTGGCAGGGCTACACCAATCCAGACTTTACCGATAGGGAAAACTACCTTGACCAATGGATGGGTTACAGCGGGATCGAAGGTCTAAAAGAGGAAATGACAGGGGAAGGCTTCGCAGGGAGCGTAGACGATTACCTAGACAAGGGAGAGATGGATTACTACGACTACGCCAAGTCTAGTAAGAGGTATAACTTAGAAAGCACCCACGATCCGTCAACATGGTTTGAGAGCGACCCACAGTACTGGAAGCGCACACTAGAGCACGCCAAGACGCCTACTGAGCAACTAAGGAATGCGGCCCGGGCCGAAGGCGAGACGGAGACGATGAGTCTGCTCCCAGAGGGTGAAGGGGCCTTCGCCCGTGTTGAGGGCATGGGTGTGGAGCAGCCAGTCACCCTAGGCACCATTCCTGAAGTAAATGTTAGGGGAGATATTAAACGAGCCATCTGGGGCGGTGAGCACGACATTATTTCTGCGTATACACAGAAGCCCGATGTTCTAATACCGGTTGAGCACACCGGTAGAACTGGTAGTTATGGTTCTTACGCTGATGCGTTCCATCCTCACGCAGCGAGGCAGGAGGGTGCAGAAGAGTTCATAAACCTTGAGCAGTCACGTATCAACGTAGATTCACACATAGAGTCCATGGCTGGGCGTCTCGCAGATGACGAAACTCTTGCGAAAGAGTTCTATACTACACGCCCCGGGTCTGCGGGTCAACTTGAGGCCTTTGGCAACAAGCCCTAACCGGTCAATGATCACACGGCGTATGTGTCTCTGGTATCATATACTTATGCTCACCGTACGTAACCCCACCGTGTCACAGAGGTTTAGTGATGCCTACTAACGACGACTCCAACGCTAGGGGTGGGGACCGCCGCGACCGAGGAGTCGGGCCAGACCCGAGTGTCCACGACGAGTTAGTTCGCAGCGTGTTTGATAACTACATTGATCTCCTTAATCAGCAGAATGCTATGCGACTCTGGTCTAGCGAGGAGGTCCCCGATAACATCAAGTATCGTGACCCCATGTTTGAGGAATCGGAAGAAGAGGCTAACGACGCCATCAAGTACCGAGATCCCATGTTTGAGGAAGACGCTGGTGAAGACACCCACACTCTAGAGGGAGACCCCCGCACGGGTGAGAGGCTCATTCCGGGGACTAATACTCCTTGGGGCAAACCCCAACGTAACCCGAGGAGGACTTCTCCCATTGATGAGCACTCGTCCGGCCAAGAGAGGTATGAGCGGGAGAAGTTTGGGGGGATGGGTCCGCTCCCTTACAGTAAGGACGATCCCGAATCACGGGAAGGTGGGAACACCGGACCTTATCCAGCAGGAGATCCGAGTAACTAAATGATACCTAGAAAGACATCCACAGTACAAACAGAGGAAGACTACCAAAGCCTTCAGGCGCGTTCAGGACGTTATGCGGGCATCGTAGCGGCCCTCACCGGGAACCGTGGCAAGGGAACCGGGCAGACCTCCCGCTCAATGCACTTCCACGACAAGCACCTCGCTACCAAGGAAGGCCACGATCCCGACGATCCACACGCCGTGACTGGCCCCATCCAGCCTGCCTCCACCGAGGAAGTTTCTGCTCGTCCTGTACCACCGCCCTATGATTGGGCCAAGGAGGATGACCAGTACACCGAGGCCGGTACACATGGACAGTCTATGACTATGCAGTATAACTATAACCCGGTACCCGAATATACACAGTCGTAGGTATTCATGGAGTTCAACCCGTTCGTTGACTTCGATAAGCGGGTTCTGACCCGCGAATACCCCATGGGGGGTCGGGGTAGACCTAGCAAGTCTGACTGGGGTGTCTCTGAAAAGGACATCTACGAAATGCTTGCCAAAACCAAAGAGGGCCGGAAGTCCCTGTCTGGTGGAGGCATTTGGGGAATCTATGACATCAAGGGACCCACCGGGGAAGGTAACTACCCTGAGGGCCCACCAGTGTCATTCAACGAAGGCTTCAATCTAGGCCCACGCACAGATGACGCCACTGGTGAAGTGCTAAACCCTGTCAGGTCTCATGGCCCCGGTGCCGGTGAGGAGTACCGTCGCATGACTAGGGCACTAAACCGTAGTGCCCACCACGCCGACGCAGACAAGAGGTTGGGAGTTGCGTGGGTCGGGAACTATCGTGGCAGATCCCGAGACCCAGAGTTACTGCTGGACCCTGACAACAGGGAGTTCAAGGACCACCAGACCATGCACCTAGCCGGTTCCTCGGCCCGGGTACTTGCTCAACTGAACAAGGAGCAGGGCTTCACGTTCGCAGAACGGGGTTCCGCTACGGAGAAAAAGGAGATCAAGGCTTTCGCATCTGAGGGAATCAGAAAGTCATATTGGGATAGTGATAAGGGACCACAGGCGTTGTCCGATGACTGCGTGGAAACCGTGGCACTAACAGAGAAGGGCCCGATCTTCAAGTCTACGGGTCTGCCCGGCTGTCCCTAGTAACATGGCCACTCAAGGAACCTACCCTGAAGAGCGCCGTGAGGCTGGAGCCAACTCCCAACTGTTTAACTACTTGGAAACCATGGACAGGTCCACCAGTGACCTAGGTGATGGTCCCACTTGGTTCATGGATGACCCTAGTTAGGCATACTTACCTAGGTCACCAGTGACCCCCACATAGGTCACCAGTGACCCCCACTTGGTGCATGGGTGACCCCCACTTAGGTCATGGGTGAACTGTATACCAGACTCTAGTACCAGACTCTGAGGTCCAGACTCTCTAATCCAGAGGGCGTCCTGACGGACGCAGTTCTGGATGATAAGGTTTACTGACCTTGACGGGGTAATGTGGTGGATCACCCCGTTCCCTCCCTCCCGTCTAGTAGAGTCTATAGATGCCCCTTTCAGAAGAGTTCCTCAGTCCCTACACCTCCAAAACTCCCCCATGGGGCTTTGACGGACTGGGTTACATCGTCTATAAACGGACCTACGCACGTCTTCTGGAGGATAAGGAGCACACCACCGAGGAGTGGTGGCAGACCCTTCGCCGGGTGGTGAACGGGGCCGAAGCAATAGGTGCTGGGCTGACGGAGGCTGAGTCCGAACGCCTGTTCGACTATATGTTCAACCTCAAGGCCAGCGTCGGTGGTCGGATGCTCTGGCAGTTGGGAACGGCCAACAACGAGCGCCTCGGTGGGGATTCCCTCGTCAACTGTTGGTACGTGGACCTCACCAAACCCGAGGACTTCTCATGGATGTTTGAGAGGCTCATGCTAGGAGGGGGCGTCGGGTTCTCCGTTACGGACCCGTCGGCTTTGGGAACTGTCCGTCAGGGCACGGTGCAACACATCAACGAGCCAGATGCCGACTTCATCGTGCCGGATAAGCGCGAGGGATGGGCTCAGGCCGTCCTGCTGGCCCTCAGGACGTATCTGGGGGGGAAAGATGACTCTACCTACCTCTCGTACAACACAAGCCTTGTAAGGCCCGCTGGAGCGGCTATCAGGACCTTTGGTGGAAAGGCTTCCGGCCCCGGAATCTTGGTGGAGGGTGTTGAGAAGATCACTGCTGTACTCAATGGGGCTGTTGGTAGGAACCTGACCTCTGTGGAGGTCTTGGACATCGCCAACATCATCGGGTCCGTGGTCGTCGCTGGTAACGTGCGCCGTTCGGCTGAGATTGCACTTGGCCGTCCAGATGATGTAAACTATCTGAACGCCAAGCGGTGGGATCTGGGAACGATCCCCATGCACCGATCCATGTCCAACAACTCTGTAGTTGTTGACGACATCAACGAACTTCCTGAGGAGTTCTGGGAGGGGTACAGCGGTAATGGTGAACCCTACGGAATGTTCAATCTTACGGCCAGCAGGATGTTCGGTCGTGTGCCAGAGATTCTGCCCGACCAAAGCATTGTTGGAACCAACCCTTGTGCGGAAATTGGTCTGGCTAATCGTGAATCGTGTAATCTCAGTGAGGTCTTCCTTCCGAATGTTACGTCCGAAGAAGAACTCGTTGACATCACTAGGCTCATATACAAGGTCCAGAAGGCTATCGCAGCAATGCCCTACCTTGACCGAGAATCCGACGAAATAACTAGCCAAAACATGAGGTTGGGTCTGGGAGTCACGGGGATTGCTCAGGCTCAGGACAAGTTGGGATGGCTGGGTACAACATACACAGCCCTTCGGGCGTTTGACCGGATCTGGTCAGCAGCAAACGGCTGGCCTGAGTCAGTACGGTTGACTACTGTAAAGCCCAGCGGGACCCTGTCGCTACTTGCAGGAGTGACCCCGGGAGTCCACCCCGGATTCAGTCAGTACCATATTCGCAGGGTCAGGATGTCTGTTGGCGACCCCCTGCTTCAGTACTGTTCAGATTTGGGGTACACGGTGGAGTGGGTTCGTAACTTGGATGGCAGCCGTTCGGATACCACCAAGTTGGTGGAGTTTCCCTGCCAGTTCCCTCAGGACACCATGTTGGCTGAAGACGTGTCCGCAGTACAGCAGATGGAACTACAGCGGACCCTACAGGAGCAGTGGGCTGACAACTCTGTGTCCGTGACCATATACATCAAGCCCGGGGAGTTGGGGGAGGTACGGTCCTACTTGGAAAGTCACTGGAGGACAATGAAGTCAGTTTCCTTCCTGCTGCATACCACCCATGGCTTCGATCAGGCCCCTCTGGAGGCAATCAACAAGGAGGATTACACACGTATGGTAGAAGGCCTAGTGACTTCCACGGAGGGACCTCAGGGCGGGATGAGCGAGTTGTTGGATGACGAATGCCTCAGTGGAGCGTGTCCCATCCGGTGAATATCCGTCTCATAAACTTCTGACCCGGACTATCGCACATCCAACAGTCGGATGCCCTAGTAGTTCGGGATGTTACCCAGAACACCTCGCACGGGACGCATCCCCATGGGACCGTCAGAGGCTGAAGATCCTCAATCATAATAACGGGTAAACGCATGGTCATATGGTAGTACAATGGGCACATGATCGTTACGTTTACCATAACTACGCCAATGATCCATGACGCTCGGGAGCAGGCCGTCCGTCTGGCTAAGGCGCAAGGCTTTGAACGAGTGACTGTTCTGTCAGTTATACGGTCAGGGATGGACAGTTGGGAAGTTAAACTTCAGTTGTTCAGGAGTATGTAATGGCACGTAGATCAAACCTCAAAAATCTAATTTATGACGCCTTCAATAGTCCGGGCGAGGGTGGGGCAACGGCCTCTAACCGGAACTGGGTTGCCACCCGAATGGGGAACTACGTGGGGGTAGAACACCACGGTACCCATATGTTCAATGTGACCCGAGCAGGGGTTGTGGAGCCGGTTGACCGGGGCCACGGGTCTACCTCTGATCGGTGTGGAGTGCGGAGCATTACTGCGGGCTTTGGATGCGGAGGCCCTCAGGGCGTCGGGTACAGAGAGTTGTACGACGACGAGCCTATGAACAGGATGAGTGGTGACCAGTGGAGAAACGCCATTCAGCGAGACCCAGAACTTAGGGCAACACCAGACCACACGCAGGGGCTCGGGGGGTCTAGGTCGACCAATATAACCTTTGGTCCTACTGGAGAAGCACGAATAGGTGAGGCTAGGCGAAGCAGGAGCATCAGAGGGGTCATAGGTGACCCTGTCCCGGCTGGGAGGCCGCAACGCTTTACCAACAGACTGGGAAGCGATGACTGGGTAGCACGTGACCCTGCCAGACCGAGCACTCACAGTGGACTGCCCGGAGATGACTTCAGTTACAGTGACATGAACCGCCGGGGTCCTAACTATAATGAGCCCGATCCCTTCGACTTCTCAGATCCAGAGGAAGCCCGTCAAGCCCAGTCCATCACTGACATGGAAGAAACCCTACGTGGGCTTGACGAGCGTAGTCAGAGACCTAGGAGCGAATAATGCCAACACCAGACGGCCCCCAGTTTATTGAGTTTTCGGACCCAGACGGCTCTCAGTTTCAGAACCTCTGGGACTCTGCCATGGCTGATGCCCAAGCCAATCTGGATGCACTCTCTGATGAGGAGTTGGAAGGCGGTGCCTTCTTGGCTGATCCCGGCGGCGGAGGTGAGTGGATTGACGACCCTGAGGCTAGCGTCTCAGACGCTATTAGAGGCATGATAGATGCGTCACAGATTGAGGAGACAGGACACACTCAGGCAGAGCAGCCGGTAACTCACGGCGGGATTCTCCCTACAGAGAATCAGATCAGTGCCGCTGCGGATAGGGATAGGGCTAGGGAGGCCGGTCACACACCAGATATGACGGACATGCAAGGTAGAGCCTTTAGACCTAACTATGACGAGCCTGACCCCTTTGACCGCTCAGACCCTGAGCAGGCCCGACAAGCGAAGGCCATTGAAGACATGAACGAGTTGTGGGACGAGTAATGCCAGAACCAACTGGCCCCCAGTTTAATAATCCTCAGGATAGGGCGTTCGCTAGTAGGCATCACCCAACATACGACGCTGCGGAGGCAATGGAGCGGATAGAACCTTCTGATTTAGGTTTCACCGTCCACCCACAGAGCCCCGAAGAGTTTGAGGCAGAGAGTCACGACGAGTACCGTATTCGCTTGTTCCACAGGGGAACCTATCAGGCCGGTGCTGACTACTTCACCGACGACTGGGACGAAGTCCAAGAGATGATTAGCGATCCCTCCAATTGGGGCGGCGGTGGCACGGTGCATAACCTGTTGCCTGACCCTACAACAGACTATGCAATTGCTGAACAGGCCGACTACGTCCAGCACCTAGAGGATACCGGCATGGACGAGCCGTTCCGATTCCCGTACCGTGACCGGACCCTATCCGGGGTCGACTGGAGTGGTGGCGTGGCGCAACTTTCCGGGGTCGACTGGAGTGGTGGCGGGGAGGGTCCAGACTACTCACAGCCCGATCCCTTTGACCGTTCTGATCCAGAACAGGCTCGCCAAGCGAAAGCCATCGAAGATATGAACAAGACGCTAGGGGAGTGATAAACTAGTCTTATGGTATGGTACGTAAACTACAGTATTGTCAGGGGCCTACCATGGGAGAGGCTTCTCATTATCAAGGACCGAAGGTCCCATCGGGTTGTAACTCCCTCCACCGCCCGTGCCTATATTCAGACCAGTACTACCTCTGTGATGGAAGTAACCACGGAGGTTACCGGTGAGAACGGCGTGCAGTTGTCACTCACTGCTGCCCAGACCAAGGATCTCCCGACAGGGGAACTGGCATATGATGTGTTCGCAACGTGTAAACTGTATGGAGCAGATGTAGAAAAGCAGGTCAGCAAGGGGCTGGTCAATGTCTCTACGACCGACCGGGTAACCCCGGAGGAGGGCTCCAAAGCCTTGGAACTCAGGTACACACAGAAGACAGACTTCTACCGGACCTTCACTTGGAAGGATTCCGACGATGTCGTCCAGACCGTAGATGGGGCCTACATGCAGGCCAAGACCGCTGCGGGCGTCACAGTCTTGGACCTCAGGTGGTACTCGTCTAAGCCCGCAGAAGGTACTGTTATTGTGTTGAGTCCAGCCAACACCCGTGGTTACCTGATTGCGGGTGAGGCGGCAGACACCACTCTGGACATGCACATCTCTGATGCGAACGATATAGCGGCTGGTACCTACTCTTACGACCTGTTTGTGCGGGACTCCGCTGGAGATTGGGATGTACTGGCCGCAGGCAGTCTAGTAGTTGAGGCCGCAACTTCAAGCAATCCGTACTAGTCATGCCTCATAACGCCGAAACTGTCACGATCACCAAGACCAAGACGGCGACGGTTGTCACCGAGGGCGCTACCAATGTAGTCACTGTTGCGGCCCCCGGCAAGCCCGGTCCCTCCAATACTTTGGCAATCGGGACAGTGTCCTCTGGGGAAACAGCGGCGGCGACGATCACTGGTACCGCTCCCGCACAGACCATAAACCTGACCCTTCCGATAGGCAATAGGTACAAGCACACACAGGGAACTGCTGCCTCCACATGGACCATCAATCACAACTTGGGGTATGAGCCCGGTGGGGTGTCTGTTGTGGACAGTGCAGGTACCACTGTCGTTGGCACAGTACAGCACACTTCCGCCAACCAAATCGTGGTATCATTTACTAGCGCCTTCGGCGGTAAGGCGTACCTTTCTTAGGGGTAGATACTGATGGCGATGTTGTTCGTAACCAATCTTGATCTCAACAAGAACGAACTTCAGAACGCCCGTGTTCAGAACCTCGGTAGCGCCCCTTCCAGCCCCGTTGAGGGCCAGATTTACTATGACACGGGCGATGACACGATCTACTTCCGAAACGCCTCGGCGTGGGTGAACATTGCTGGTGCCGGGGATGTCACCGCTATTGTGGCGGGAACAGGACTGTCGGGCACAAGCCTCACTGGTCCTATCCCGACTATCAACCTAGATGATACTGCGGTTACCGCTGCTGCCTATGGCAGCGCCACACAGGTAGGCACCTTCACCGTTGATGCCCAAGGCCGATTGACTGCGGCAGCGAACGCAACCATTGCTATTGCATCTACTGCGGTTACAGACTTCACCGAGGCCGTTCAGGATGTCGCCGGGGGGATGGTCGCTAGTAACACCGAGACTGGTATTACAGTTACGTATCAGGACGGCGACGGTACAATCGACTTCGTCAACGATGGTGTCCTCAGCCTGACCGGCACTGCCAATGAGGTCAATGTCAGCGCCAGTACCGGAGCGGTAACCGTTGGTCTTCCCGATGATGTCACTGTCGGTGGTGTTCTTACCGTCACCGGCAACTTGGTGGTCAACGGTACGACCACTACCGTTAACTCCACCACCATGACGGTTGATGATCCTATCCTCACTCTGGGTGGGGATGCTGCCCCATCGTCGGATGACAACAAGGACCGTGGTGTTGAGTTCCGGTACCACACCGGCTCGGCTGCCAAGATCGGTTACTTCGGGTACGACGATTCTACTGGATTCTTCACCTACATCCCAGACGCCTCAAACTCTTCTGAGGTGTTCAGTGGAGCGCAGGGCACCATCAGTACGCTCGCCTACAACATCGGGGCCAACGCAGTTCTGTCGGGCACCACTCTGGGCAGCACGATAGTCACCTCGTCCCTAACTGCCGTAGGCACGATTGCCACAGGTACATGGGCGGCAACAGACGTTGCCGTAGCCCACGGTGGTACCGGGTCCTCTACCGCAGCAGCCGCCCGAACTGCCCTCGGCGCTACCACTAAGGTCACGGGAACCATTGGGGATGGCAGCGCTACAGCGATTGCGGTTACCCACAGCCTTGGCACAGACGATGTCATAGTTGAGGTTTACGGGGCCTCCACCAAGGAAACGGTGGTCTGTGACGTGGACCGCACTAGTACTGACGCAGTAACCCTGACCTTCGCTTCTGCACCAGCGTCCAACGCTTACAAAGTCGTTATCATAGGCTAGTCCTGAGGGACTACCCACTACATAGGAAACGGTTGAGGCCGTGGCTAGATCATTCAAGACAGTTGTATCCGTTGACGACTTAGCAGCGGCATCTTCCGAGGCCATCCGCACCAAAGTAGCCGGTGACTCCAACGCCCGTATGTCGGTTGACGCCGGGGGCAAGATCACATGGGGCTCTGGCTCCGCCTCTGGTGATGCAACTCTGTACCGTTCAGCGGCAAACATTCTCAAGACCGACGACACCCTTGAAGCCGCCCTCGGTGTGGTCACGTTGGCTACCGACGGTGCTCCCTCTACAGCCCTAGCCAACGGCGCTCTGGCCGTAGATACTACGAACCATGCGTTCTACTTCCGGTCCAACTCCACTTGGAATCAGGTGTCTGGTGGCGGGGCGAGCCTCACTGTTCAGGATGGTGCCCCTTCGTCTCCCTCTGCTGGCGATCTGTGGTTTGAATCTGACACCGGTAAGACAATCGTGTACTACGACGATGGTGTCGGTGCGGCTCAGTGGGTGGAAATAGGCCATTCCGTAGATTCGTCCACGGTTGACCTTAATCTGGATGGGGGCCTTCCTACCAGCAACTATGGTGGGGTTACTGCCGTTGATGGAGGTACTCCGTAATGGCTATCAACTTCCCCGCTAGCCCAAGCGCCAATGATATTCACCAAGTTGGTAGCCAGATTTGGTTCTGGAACGGAACGTATTGGGAACTGAAGTCCAATGTCACCAAGTTCTCGTCTCAAGACGCTGCCCCGTCCTCCCCAATTGCTGGCGACATCTGGTATGAGACCGATACCGGCAAGTTGTTCATGCGCTACGACTCGTATTGGGTTGAGATCGGTCATTCTTCTGATGGTCAATCATTTCAAGCGCAGGATGCTGCACCTAGTTCTCCTGCTGCTAATGACATCTGGTATGAGTCAGACACGGGTAAGACATTCATCTACTACGACTCATACTGGGTTGAGATAGGGCACGCTTCCGATGCGGATGTCAGTGCCTACGCTCCTCTGGCCTCTCCGACCCTGACTGGCACGCCAGCCGCCCCCACAGCATCAGCGAACACCAGCACAACCCAGTTGGCTACAACGGCTTTCGTGATGACGGAGGTAGGGGACTACGCTCCTCTGGCATCACCGACCCTGACTGGCACACCGGCTGCTCCAACTGCGGCAGCGGATACGAATACCACACAGATTGCCACTACGGCCTATGTTCAGACTGAACTTGGTGCTGTTAGCAGCGACTCTATTAAGGACGCTGACAACGACACGAAGATTCAGGTTGAGGAAGCATCTGATGAGGACAAGATCAGGTTCGATACTGGTGGTACAGAGCGTGCGGTTCTGGATTCATCTGGTTTGGAAATCAAATCTGGTGGTCTGAAACTGGACGGACTTAACAGTTCGGATAGTAATTGTTTGGATGACTATGAGGAAGGGTCTTGGACAGTTGCTGTTACTTGTAGCACTTCGGGAACCATCACTTTGGACTCTCTTTATGACACAGCCGCTTATGTGAAGATTGGAAAGGTTGTTCACATACAGGGCTACGTCTACGTTTCAGCCATTTCGTCGCCTGTCGGCCAGTTGAAACTTTCTCTCCCGTTCACAACGAGTCATACGTCGATGCCGGAATTGTCCGATTATTCCCAAGGCTCTACAACGATCCGAGATGCTGGAACAAACATACCCGGTGTTACTTACCACGTTACCGTTCCCAATGAGACAGTGCTGCGTATTGTTGGCGGGGGCGGTCAAATCTCTCATTTAGACACCATTGCCGGGTATGTCAAGGCCACCACATCGTTCTGGATCGGTGGCACTTACCGGACTGACACTTAGGAGTAGATAATGGCATTGAATAAGACAATCGTTGTGGACAAGATCGAAGTCCTAGAAATGGGACAGGTTCAGGTTCGCACAGCAACCGTCGTGGACGAGGACGGCACCGAACTGTCGCGCACATTTCATCGGCATGTCCTAGCACCGGGGGATGACACCTCTGGGGATGCCCAGCGAGTAAAAGATATTGCTGCTGCGACATGGACTGCTGAAGTTGTTTCTGATTGGGAAGCGTTCCGCGCTGCACAGGAGGTTTAATAATGGCTATCAACTTTCCAGACAGTCCGTCTAACGGAGACATCCACACCGTAAGTGGTAAGCAGTGGCAGTATGTAAGCACCGATACTAAGTGGATTGCCTATGGTGCCTCCCTTGCCCCCGATGTCCTCAAGGTTGACTCTGGGAACAACAGGGTCGGGATCAACCAGACCTCACCCGCTTATGGCCTTGACGTAACGGGTACCGCTCGTGTTACGGGGGTTATTACGGCTTCTGGTGGCGTAACCGGCACAGCCTCTGTGGCTACTGAGGCCACCAATGTCACGGCCTCTGCAAACAACTCAACGGACGAAACGGTTTATCCAACCTTTGTTGACGGTGCTACGGGCACACAGGGTATTGAAACAGACACTGGTCTGACATATAACCCCAGTACTGGCGTTCTAACATCCACCGGGTTTACTGGTGCCGTGATCGGCAATGTCACCGGCAACGCTTCTGGAACTGCGCTCACTGTGACCCAAGCCGCACAGTCGGCCATCACCTCGGTGGGGACGCTGACTGGGCTGACGATGGGTGGCGAACTCGCAGCAGTAGATCAGGTCATTTCACGCCCGGTGATGAAAGACTATGCCGAAACCAAGGTGGCTATGGCAGCACATGCCGTGGACCTTTCTCTGGGGAACGTGCAGACCTACACGCTGTCTGGTAACCAGACGTTGACTTTCACCAACCCTCCGGCGTCGGGCAGTGCCGGGTCGTTTACTTTGATCGTGACCAACGGGGGAAGCGCCACGCTGACTTGGCCCACTTCTGTTGATTGGGCTGGCGGCACGGCCCCCACCTTGACCTCCTCAGGTGTGGACGTTCTGACATTCCTGACGGTTGATGGCGGCAGCATCTGGTACGGCTTTGCTGCCGGGTTGGCGATGGCATAATGCCTCTTGGTGCCTTCAAGACGGCCCTAATGGGGGCAGCCGCTTCTACCACTCCCCCCTACTCGGCGTACTTCGGTGGGGGACTCTCTGGCAGCACCTACTGGGACCTGATCTTCCGCGTGGACTTTCCAACGGATACGTTCTCCGTCGTAGATGCAACGCTCGGAACAGGCAACCGTGCTGGTGCTGGCTTCTCCAACAACAACACGGCGGGATACCAGTTGGGCGGTGGAACAGCATCAGCGCAGATTGACGAAATCAACAAGTTTCTGTACGACTCTGAAACGAGTTCGGTGCTGGGCACGGCGATGCCGACCGGGTATGAGAACGGATGCGGGTTGGCGAACTCTCCGACCAGTGGCTACGAGGGAGGCGGTTACCCGAACGTAGCCACGGTTCGCGTGTGGACGTTTTCCAGCGACTCGTATGCGTCGAACGCTACAGCCCTGTCGGGAGCGAGAAACTCTCCTGCGGGTCACTCCAATAACGGTACGGCGGGATACTGGGCTGGCGGTGACGGCAGCGACCTAGACATAATCGACAAGACCACGTTCTCCAACGGGTCGCTTTCCACGCTGTCGGCCACTCTTGAAGACCCGGTTCGTGTCACCACCGGAGCATCGAACTCGGGCACGGCAGGTTACGTCTACGGCGGCTACTGGCAGGGTTGGGACAACCTGAACAAACTCACCTACTCGTCGGAAACGAACGCTGTGATCTCGTTGTCGTCGGCGCTGGAACGATACGGAGTGGGTGCTGCCTCCAACAGTGGTGTTGCCGCCTACTGGTTCTGCGGCGTCATCGGCACGACCCACGCTAAGCAGGGCACGACCCTGAAAACGCCCTATGCGACCGACACCACCGCCGCCGTGGCCTCCGCCTACAACACAACCGGCACAGGGCAGCAGTCGGCGGGGTTCGCCAACTGCGAAAGCCTCTGATGGACATCGAACAGGCAGTTACTGAAGTGCAGCAGCCACGGTCCCGCTACCAGTTGGAACGCTTCGTACTCGGCCAGCACGACACCGCAGAGATGCAGTTCCACCAGATCGTTCTGGAACTCTCCATCGCCATCCCCAACTACCGTATCGCCTTGATTTCTAAGCGTCGCATGGAACGAGAAATGGAACGCTTGAAGGATTCTGACGAGGAAGACGCCGACTTGGACTTGGAGGAGAAGCAGATCCACTACGCCCAGTTCTGCGCCATCTTGGACGGCTCCGAACGGGAACTCACCGCCCTCATGGACATCTACAACGCCGTCCCTCACTTCACCCGGACGGAGATCGACCATGCCCAGCCCGAATACTGGGAGAAGCGCCTGAACCGTCAGGCTCAGTTGTCGATTATGTCGGGCAAGATCGGTTGGGCCGACCTTGATGCCCTGCGTCAGATCGACCAGTTGGAGCCACTGATTGAGGAACACCAGAAGACGTTGGATGCCGTCGCCGCTCAGGAACTGGGGGCAACCGAATGAGGTACTTCCACTACAAGTTGTCCGAAGGGATATGGGGTACTAACCCCTACGATGCGGTTGCCGCCCTCGGCAGCCTGCTGGACCCGTCTAGGTACGTTAATCACGTTGACGGGTACCGTTTGGCCTATGTGACTGGCGACTGTGACCCTGACGATCTGGATGCTGGTTGGGATGCCAGCGAGGTCACTGAGTCTGAGGCGCTTACGTTCGCTCAAACGATCTGGGAAGATGCCGTCGTCTTGGCTGACGGTCGCATTTCTCAACCACCACTGACAGAACCTAGTTAGGAGTAAGTAATGGCTGTACAGATTCAACTAAGGCGAGGCACCGCCTCAGCGTGGACCTCGGCCAACCCCACGTTGGCCGCAGGCGAGTTCGCCGTTGAGACAGACACCGACAAGTACAAGATCGGTGACGGCTCAACAGCATGGACCTCGCTTGGCTACTCGTCGCTGCCCAGCAACGCATTGGCGACCACTGGTGGAGCAATGACTGGGGCCATAACTACCAATAGCACCTTTGACGGTGTAGACATAGCAGTAAGAGATGCAATCCTAACTTCTACCACAACTACTGCTGATGCTGCTTTGCCAAAAGCAGGCGGTGCTATGACGGGAGCAATCACAACCAACAGTACCTTTGATGGTGTCGATATTGCTACAAGAGATGCAATCCTGACTTCTACAACTACCACGGCTGGCGCAGCATTACCTAAAGCGGGTGGGACTTTGAGTGGAGAGATAGTCGCCGCCGATCAGATTATCAGCGCCCCGGTCCTCAAGGACGTTGGGGAAACCTGTGTTGCTAATGCGACATCTGGATCAACGGACACCATCTCTCTGACTGACGGCAATGTCCACAACGTAACCCTGACAGCGAACTGTACGTTCACGTTCTCGGCCCCACCTGCCTCTGGAACCTCGGGTTCGTTCACTTTGTTCCTCAATCAGGACGGTACGGGATCACGCACAGCCACTTGGCCCAACACGGTGAAGTGGGCTGGCGGGACCGCACCTACCCTTACAACTACTGCCAGTCGTACTGACATCCTCGTGTTCACGACAATTGACGCCGGAACGATCTGGTACGGAGCAGTTAGTGGGCAGGACTTCTCGTAATGCCAGTAGGTGCCGCTAAGTTCGGATTAATGGCAGCCGCTGGTGGCGCTGATGGTCCGCTTGTCGCGTTCGGTGGAATCATTACGCAGTATGAGACCGGAGGAACTACTTACAGGGTTCATGCGTTCCGTGGTTCGGGCAAGTTCCTTGTGTCCAGCGGCGCGGCCGATGCTGAGGTTCTACTCGTTGCAGGTGGAGGCGGAGGGGGCTACGGATGCGGAGGCGGAGGCGGAGGCGGAGGCATTTTGACCGGCACTGTCAGCCTCAGCGCACAGACCTACACGATAGTCGTAGGAGCGGGTGGCAACAGGGGTGACTACAGCGTATACGGTGGTGTGCAGGGGTCTACCAGAGTTGGTGGAGACACTGTTGCCTTTGGTGCTACGGCAGATGGTGGTGGCGGAGCGGGTAACGGTGTAGCCGAGGGCGATCAGGGTGGCGACGGTGGGAACGGTGGCGGATCGTCACACGGAGAAGCCGCATCGTCAGGCACTCAGGGAAACTCTGGTGGTTTGACCGGGTTCGGGGGATACGCCGGTGCGGCAGGGGCAACAGGTTTCACCAGCAGTGATGAGGTTGGTTCCGGTGGTGGAGGCGCTACTCAAGCCGGGTCTGTGGGCAGTACCAGCGGCGTTGGTGGTGATGGTGGTGATGGTAAATCTGGTTTGATGGGCGTTACTTCCGCGACTACGATTTATGCGGGTGGTGGTGCTGGCAGTGTAAACGTAGCCCACTTCGCTGGTACCCAAGACGGTGGAGCAGGCGGTTCTGGTGGTGGCGGCGACGGTGGCGATGGGGATAGCACAAGTGCGGCACATCCGGGCGACGGAGGCGTACCCAATTCAGGTTCAGGAGGAGGCGGTGGCGCTATCAAAACCGGTGGCGGAGTCTTGAGGTATAACGGTGGCCTAGGCGGCGCTGGTATCTGCCTGATCCGGTATGAGGTGGATGTGTAATGGCTGATCCCGGTTATATCAACCCCGATACGAATGTTCTAACCGACCCTGAGTCGTGGGTTGCTTTGGCGTCCACAACACTCGGGTCGGACACAGGGTCTATCTCGTTTACATCACCCGACGACGGTAGTTCTAAGGACTGGTCCCAATTCATGGACATCGTGGCGATCATGTATTGGCGAGGTGCCCACAGCCATGTGATGCGGACGGGGTTACTACAACTCAATGGCGACACAACTGCCGGTAACTACGTTATCCAAACCTTGTTCGGTGACGGGTCAAGTGTCACCGCTTTGACATGGCAAGAGAATGGCTTAGCCTACGGAGGTTTGATCGCTGATGGTGCGGACGCTGGTGCTTTCACGTCTACGATAGCAACATTCTTCGATATAAACAGCGGCAAATACAAGTCCTTTTTTGTGCAGAGTGCTAGTGACTGGGATTCGGGCGACCCCGATCCTAGCGCAGGCAAGGCCCAGATAACAATGGGGACTTACAAGAAACAGGCTCCTATCACTCAGATCCTGTTCAAGGCCGACGCTGGCGACCTCAAAGCCGCCTCTCGCATCGACCTGTTTGGTGTTCTACCAAGGATGGTGTCGTAATGGCTGTTGTAGAAGCAATCGCCACAACATATTTGGAGGCTGACACTACGACTGTGACGTTCAGTTCGCTCGGCTCCTACGAGCATCTGCAACTACGAGGCAGTGTTCACACAACCCGCTCTTCATCATTGGAGCCTGTCGCCGTCCAGTTCAATCTGGACACTGGCAACAACTACCAGACACACAAGATGTACGGCAACGGCTCCTCAACAGCGGCGGGTAGTGAGGTAAGCCACGCACGGGCGCATGTGGCTGCGTGGATGCCGACTAGTACAGCGGTTAGTTCCTACTATGGCAATTTCGTCTGTGACATCTTGGATTACCGAAACGGATCGAAGAACACGACCCTTAACTTTGTCTCGGGCACGATTGGAGATTCCCCCTATGTGGTATTCGGTAGTGGCCTGTGGGATAATGTTGCTGCGGTTACCCAGTTCAAGATATACCCGAACAACGGATCAGATTTCGCCCGTGGCACCGAGTTCACCCTCTACGGACTGACGGATTCCTGATGGCTGTTTTCACTGTAATTCAATCAACCACGTTGGGTGATACCGCTCAGAGCATCACCATGAGTAGCATTCCGTCGTCTTATGACCATCTGTATTTGACAGCATCCACCCGTGAAGGTGGTAGCGCCACCGGTGCCTACATGGAGTTTCGCTTCAACGATAGTAGTAGCCCTTACTCCAACACCTACCTTGAGGCATACCACTCATCTGGACACCCCATCACCAGTCGTGACACAGCAGTTGGGGATGTTATTGGCAAGACTGGGGCAGGTGGTGTGCTCGCTGACACGTTTAGTAACATTATTATGTGGATTCCCCACTATGCGAATACATCCAACGGTAAACAGGTGTTCATACAGTCGGCCTGTCCGAACAACACCACTTCTAGTGCTGACTGGTTCCTAAGATTGACCGCAGGGTTATGGAACAATACGGCAGCGATCAACAAGTTCAGGATGCAGGGCGCTGGCGGGCCAGAGATGGTAGTCGGTACGAGCGTAACTTTGTACGGTGTAACCAACGACGCTTAGGAGCGTAGAAATGCCAAGATATAAGGTAGTCGATAATGTGCGGAGTCAGTTGACCGCTGAAGAAGAAGCGCAACTGGACGCCGATGCTGCGGCCCTTGACCTCAATCTGGACTCTGTCAGGCAGCAGCGTGACAGCCTGTTGCGTGGCTCCGACTGGACACAGATCGGTGACGCCGCCCTAGGCGACCATACCGCTGTGGAATGGGCGACGTATCGTGAAGAGTTGCGGGATCTGCCATCTACGACAGATCGTCAATCGCTTATTGTATGGCCTGAAGACCCACCTACTGCGAAAATCACTCGCAAGACAGCAGCAGGCGACGCTGCACGGCAGGCGTCCATGGACGGTGGCGGCACTGACGAAGAGGCTCAGGCTGCATACGACACGGCTTACGCCGCAACAGACTAGTGGTAGAATAGAGTCTACTTAGTGTTTGAAGGGGGTGTCCGATGGGCCACCAAGAATCCCTACAAAGCGCTAAACAAAAGATTGATGAGGTCCTACAAGACCTCCCCGGCACCACATCCAAGGCATCAGTAGGTATACAGTTAAAGTCAACACAGTCCTTGCTTGATAAGGCCAAGGACAACATCGCCTATGTTCTTGGGCTGCCTACTGCCATCACAGGAGCATTTGGCTTCCTGTGGAACTCTTCCTCTGATGAGGCCGCCCTCCAGTATCAGGTTGACCAGTTAGAGGCCGCTGTAGCCGATCTGAAGGCCGAGGGGGACCTTCTGGGGGGAGGGGTCAAGAACTGGTCTCTGAACCCCTCAGACGCCCCCGGTGGCTCTCTGACGGCAATCCTAGTGGCTATGGGTATCCTAGTCCTTCTGGGGTTGCTATTCTGGTACCAGAACCGACGTAAGCAACGACAGTGAGGCGGCTCTCGGCGGTGTTAGCCGCCGGGGCACTCTTCTTTGCAGGGTGTTCTCCCGGCGGGGTTCCAGAAGAAGTTAGTACTCCGATACTCTTCCCAGAAGTGGTAGAGACCACTACTACCCCCCCTACGACGGTCCCAGATAGCCCTATCCCATCTACCACGACCATACCCCTACCCCCTACTACTACTACTACCCCACAGGTGGTGGAAGATAGCCCCGCCCCGGTTGGGCACGCTCTTACGTTCACCCCGGAGGAGGACTTCTTTTCCTTTGAGAACTTCGGGGGTGGTGAGGCACCTGCTGATCTGACGGTCAACATGGCTCGTCGCTTGTATGGTGACGATCAGGTATGTTCTGAGGTGACGGACAACAGGTGTACACCATATCCGGTGATTCTCCAGTTGATCTCACAAGCCAACCGGTCCATGCGCGGGGGTCTTTGTGAGGGTTTGGCCGTTCTCAGCCTCCGCTTGGCAGGGGATCTGAAGACGTTGGCGTCGTTCCAAGGGACCGACACCGTCGCCCAGTTGATAAAGGCTGACCCGGCGCTCCTGTCGGAGATCGCCTACTGGTACGTCACTCAGTTCGCCATAGAGGTTCAGCAGGAGGCGTCCTCCTATCTGGAGATGTCCCCCAAGCAACTGGCTGAGGTGCTGCTGTATGACTTTGCTGAGTCCGAGGCTGGGAACAAGTACACCGGGTTCACTATGGGTATCTACTCCGAGCACGGCGGTCACGCTGTCACTCCATACAAGGTGGTGCAGGTCCCGACCGGGTACCGGATCTACGTTTACGACAGTAACTGGCCCTCCTCTGAGCGGTGGATAGATGTGGACGAGGACGGCTGGGTGTATGCCCTCGCTTCCACAAACCCCACCGAGCAGTCCGAAGCGTGGTCTGGGGGCACGGGAACTATGGAGTTGACCCCCATGAGTGTCCGTAGTGGCCCGTTCACCTGTGGGTTCTGCCCACAGGAAGGAACGACCAAGTCAGGGACGCTGCTTACGGTCGCTGCGTCAGGAAGCAAGCAGATGAGCCTTAAGATTGTCACGGAGAGTGGTCAAAGGCTGGGGTACTACGACGAAGGGTTTGTCAATGAGATCCCCGGTGCCACCTACCGCTACCTGATCTCAGGCCCCTCAACGTCTGATCCGGTGCTGGTGTTCCTGCCACCAGACGTGGAGTCATTCACCGCTGACGTTGAGGAGATAGATGTTCCCGCCCCGGAGGCTGTGGCAGATGCCACGATTTTAGGAGAAATCCCCAGCCCGGTTCCAGATGGTAATGGGATGGAACCCCCAGAGCAGGAACAGGAGGACTCTAACACCCAGAGGTTCTCTTTGCTAGTACTGAACGAAGAAAAGTCAGTTCAGATTGAAGCCACTGTGGACGAGGTCGCCGTTGAAGAAGAGGAAACTCAGTCCCTCCTCTCGTTCTCCGAGGCATCGGTGGAGGTTGCGGAGATTGAGGAAGCCACGGTCGCTATCGCCATAGACGCCCTTTCGGTTGAGGTGGAACTGGATGAGGGACAGCAAATAGAACTGGTGTTCGCAGAGGAAAGTGACACTGACGAGCCAGAGATATTGGACCTGTCCATTCAGGATGCTCAGGGAGAGGTCCTAGCCGAGGTAGTGGTGGACGTGTCTGCTTACCGTGTGGAGACCACTACCCCCTCACGGGATGAGCCAGATAGCCCCATCCCAGAACCGGTGATACAGCCCGTTCGTCTTGAGATCACTTATGATGAGGTACTGGCCGAGGTAGTGCAAGAGGAAGAGGAGATCGAAGAGTGGGTTGCCTCTGACGCTGAGTACTTTCAAGCCGTAGCCGAGGGCCGCTTGGAAGAGGTACTTGGGGAGACATGGGTAGAGGAGATTGAGGAAATAGGTGACTGGGAACCGTTGGAGACGGATAGTGACTTCGATCTGGTGGAGGTCATACTTAGCGTGGACGAGGAGTACTGGGAAGATGAGCAGTGGGAGGCGGAGGATTTTGACGACGAGTATTTTGAGGAGCAGGAGGAGGAGTTTTTAGAGTTCTTCAACGAAGAGATAGAACTAGAGGAAGTCCTTGAGTTCGTAGAGGAACTAGAGGTTGACGAGTACTGGGAGGCTGAGATAGAGTTAGAGGAACCTGAACCCGAGCCCGAACCGGAGGTTGTCCCAGATCCCGAGCCCGAGGAAGAAGACGAATGGATAGAAAGCGACGAGAGTACAGAGGGAGAACTGGAAGACGAGAGTACAGAGGGAGAACTGGAAGACGAGAGTATAGAACCAGAACCAGAACCCGAGGTAGAGGAAGAACCAGAACTAGATGAGGAAGAACCGGAAGTTGAAGAACAGCCCGAGGAAGAACCGGAGGTCCCTGCTGAAACAGAAGAAGATCCAGCGCCAGAACCGGAGGAAGAAGAACCTGAACCGGAGGTTGTCCCAGAGCCAGAGGACAGTGACCCCGAAGAGGGTAGTGACCCCGACCCCGACCCCGACCCCGAAGAGGACAATGACCCCGAACCCGAACCCCCCGAAGAGCAGGACTACGAGGATAGTGCCCCCGAAGAAGACGACCACGTCGAAGTGGAAGAAGATCCTGAGGGGTCCGAAGAGCCTGAGCAGCCCGAAGAGCCCGAAGAGGAGATTCTCCCTGAAGTAGAAGAAGAGCCCACCCCCGATCCCGATCCCGAGGTTGTCCCAGAACCCACTCCCGACCCCGAGCCTGAGGTTGCCCCAGAGCCTGAACCGGTTGATCCCTACGAAGGTTGGGGCGACCTTCCACCGGGGTATGCGACATGGGGCGACTTTGAACAGGAGGTCGCAGCGGGGATAGTCGCCCCCGCCTTCGCCGCGATCTTCCTGCCCGAAGACGTGGCAGCGGAGATCATCCCGGTCGCTGTTTATGTAGTGACCGGACCCATCTACGTGCCGACCGCCACCTACGAGTACACCGACACCCCTATATCTGAAATCCTGTCGACTGAGGTCTCCACGGCTCAGACTGGCACGACTACCACTACGGAAGTAACCGGCACGGAGGTTACGGGCACCGAAGTCACCGGTACAGAGGTAACTGGTACAAACGTCACCGGCACAGAAGTCACTGCTACGAACGTCACTGGCACGGTAGTCACAGCAGATACAACCTCTATATTGAGCCGTGACGCAAATGACGGCCATTGGCACACTTGGGAGACAACGGAGACTTCGACTGCCACCACGACGGCCACGACCACGGAGACTACGACAGCGGTTACGACCGCTACGACCACGGATATTACGACCGCTACGACCACGGCTACGACGGTTACTGACACCCTTGTCGATACTACGACCGTGGTAGCCCGTACCGGATCGGACATGGAGACCTGTACCTTCTACGACGGCGTTGCCGCCGGATGCGCCACCGTGCGCGGGTGGAACCCTGAAACGACGACAGCCAACACAGGCGACGCCTACACGGAAGCCAGCACTACGAGCGCCACGGCGGATGTTGTGACAAGTGCCACTACCAGCGCTACGGCAGATGTCGTCACGAGTGCCACAGCGGACGTTGTGACGACTGCGACTACAACGGCGAGCGAACAGGTTGAACAGGGCTGCTCCGAGGGCGGCTGGACCGGGATGGGAGATTGGTGCATCGTCTCATCCGGTGGTCGCAACGACCATGACATGATCCAGTTCACTTTGGACGAGACGACGAATGTCGACATCAACGCTGAGTCAAACCTGACCTATCAACAGTTCGTTGCTGGCAACCATGAGTACGGCGATCCTTATATCTACCTGAACGAAGACAATAACTCTGACGAGGGGGATCATACGGGAGATGAAAGCGCAATCACGGTTGGCAGTCTCATTGAATCAGACGATGACGGTGGCCGGGATTGTCCGACAAGCGGTAGCGGTGGAACATGCCAAGTCCCAAATAGTAGTTGGACTGATCCCGACGAAACTCCCACTGTGAGAGCATGTGTTAGTACCGGTACCGATTGTACGGGTCTTGTCGTAGGCGACCTGACTACCGGAGTCGCAGTCATCGACAACCCGAGCGATACTTGGGACAGCCGCATTGAGCGTCTTGACCTGCCCGCAGGCGATTACGTGGTGCGTGGCTCTGTTTACAGCACAGGGCACGACGGCTGGTATAGACTCACTATTAGTGAGGCCGAATAATGAAAGTCTGGATCGACCAAGACCTCTGTACCGGTGACGGCCTGTGCGCCGAGATATGTCCTGACATCTTTGAGATGCACGACGACGGGTTGGCCTACGTCAAGGAAGTTGGGTGGCCGACCATGTACGGACCCGACGGAGCAGCCAAGGGTGAACCCGTCTACCAGATGGCTACGGGTCTGGCCGGTGTCCCTGAGGAGCATTTGGAGGCTGTCATTGAATCGGCAGACGAGTGCCCCGGAGAGTGCATCTACATAGAACTGGTGGAGTGATACACTAGAAGGGTATCCATCTGTACAGGGCAAGGAGCACCAGTGGAAACAGCAAACATTCAAATCAACCCACAGACCGTTATCAACGAACTTCAGAACCGTCTTAATGCTTTGCAGGGCGAGAATGTCGTGCTGGCGGCGATGGTAACTGAACTTCGGGCCGTTCTGGAGGACGCAACCGAGGAGGCAACCGAGGAGGCAGCGGAGGATGGCGAGTCGTAACTTTGGAGGCCCGGACAATGAGTTTGGAGTATACCCAGACAAGGGGTCTGGTTGGGAGAGGCTAAACCCAGAGACACTACTTACTGCTCAAGAAGAAGCCGACCTGCTAAACTCAGGGTTGTCTGGTGGCACCACCTTCTCGTTCACACAAGAGCAGGAAGAAGACATACTACAGGCGATTGGACGTGGAGAGGAAGCCCCTTCTGGGTACTTTGAGCCACAGTTTCCTGCTAGCACAAGGGTGCAGGCTTACCGGTGGGTGCCTGATGACATGGGTGAACCCCAAGGTATCGGTTCCATCTGTGTGCAGTTCATCAAGCGTGGCGACCGGTATGTTTACCCCAATGTGCCCTATGGTACCTACAAGATATTTTCCACCCCCGGCACCTCAAAGGGTAAGTTCATTAACGATGCCCTTGACCACAGCGGTTACCACCGAGCGACTGCCGATGAGGCGCTCTTCTTCAACGGATTCTGATGCCTGAACCAGACGGTCCCCAGTTTGTTACCCCCCACCCCTCTGACTTTCCTTTCAGTTATGAAAGTCCGCCAGATCCCCCACCATTTGCACGCCCCACTGACGCACGTCCGTGGGGTAAGAGCCCCTACCTTGATGCTCTTGAACTGTCGACATACGAGGAGTTTGGAGCGCCTACGCCCGAGGAACTAGAAACCAGTACCGCTGCATGGATTAAGTACAGCGAGAGCCTATAAATGTTTTACTGGATATCCTTAGGGTCAATGGCTATACTATCTGTTATCTTGATAGTCACATGGTATGACTACTACAAATAAACTATTAGGATATAGTCCCCTAGTTACCGGCCTGCTACTGCTGCCGGTACTTCCCTTACTCCGTGACTGGTGGTTGTGGGTAGGGATGGTTGGGGTTGTTGTTAGTTGGTGGTTAGTTCTACGAGACACACTGGACATGGTGCAGGGGATTGGTCCCGTTTACTGGCTCACCAGACAGACAGACGTGAAGCGCCTAGGTCTCCAGAGGTCCTTCATGCATGAAACAGATTATCCTTGGAGGTCTGGCCGTGGAATACAGTGTATAGTTCCTTATCGTACATTCCAGATAGGTGTATGTAAGGCATCGAAGTACTATACACAGGAAGACGGGCTACTACATTCTCTAGTGGGTAGGAAACTACCTCAGAAACCAAAGGAGATAGGTGCATGGGACTGAAGTTCTGGGGAGACTCTAAAGCACACGCCGTTACTTCTCTGGATCGGCCATCAAGAATAACTAACATGAATACTCCTGATCTAAGGGACTGGATGGACCTAGAGATTATGCATCTGGGTCAAGCGTTCGACCAGTGGAGGTACCACAGCCACGGATCTGACGAGGTTACCACTCGTCTGGACAGCCTTTCCATGATGTGGGATGAACTAGTGGAGCGTAAGTAGTGTCTGTACAGTTGGAGGACCTAGAGGAAGACATTGTTGTCGAAATAGACGACATAGAACTGGATGAAGAGTCCACTGAGTTCGTAAATGAACTGGTGAAGAAGTTGGTGGTATTCACTGAAGAGTTCTGTGCCGTTGAGTTCTTCCCTTACCAAATACCTATTGCCTACAGGTTTATTGAATCAGTTGTTATCGGAGATGGCGAAGAACTGACCTTGATTGCCACCAGACAGAGTGGTAAATCTGAAGTGCTGTCCAATATCATCGCAGCCATGATGGTCATCCTGCCCAAGTTGTCTAAGGTGTACCCCCTCTGGCTGTCCAAGTTTAGCAAGGGTTTTTGGGTAGGGGTGTTTGCGCCTACTGAGGATCAGGCAGACACGGTGTTTAGTCGTATCGTATCACGGTTGACCAGCGACCACGCCTTGGACTTCCTGCTGGACCCTGAGATTGATGATAAGGCGTCTTCTGGAGGTTCCCGTGGTAAGGGTAAGATTGTGACCCTGAAGAACTCGGGCTCCCTTTGCCGTATGCAGACCTGCAACCCGAAGGCCAAGATCGAATCTAAGACGTACCATTACGCCGTCGTGGATGAGGCACAGGGGGCCGACGAGTTTATGATCACGAAGTCTATCAAGCCCATGCTTGCATTCAACAATGGGACTATCACACTAACGGGTACGGCTACTCGTAACAAATCGTATTTCTATAAGATGATCCAGTATAACAAGCGACGTGACGTAAACAGGCGTAAAGCCCAGAGACTGTCTCACTTTGAGTACGACTGGAAGGTAGCGGCTAAGTACAACACCAACTACGGCAAGTTCATCAACAAGGAGAAGGTGCGTATTGGGGAGGACTCTGACGAGTTTCGCATGTCCTACCTCAATGAATGGATGCTTGAGAAGGGCATGTTCGTCACCGCTGAGAGGTTGGATCGTCTGTATGACACCTCTATGCCGCTGGTTCCTGAGTGGTGGAGGACCCCCATTGTCATGGGGATAGACGTGGCCAGATCCAACGATTCGACAGTGGCTACAGCCGTGTGGGTTGACTGGGATCATCCTGACGGCTTGGGTTTCTTTGAGCATCGTGTCCTGAACTGGCTGGAACTGCATGACACGGATTGGGAGTCCCAGTACTTCAAGATCGTGGATTTCGTGCGTAACTATGACGTTCTACGCATAGGTATTGACGCCCAAGGTGTAGGAGGAGCAGTGTCAGAAAGACTAGCCCTGCTGCTGCCCGACATTGAGGTGCTGGCCTTGTCTTCAGACGCTAAGGCACAGAATGAGAGGTGGGTACACCTCACAGAGTTAATACAGCGTAATCAGTTGGTTATTCCGGGGCATTCAAAGGCGAGACGGACTAAGCGCTGGAGGAAGTTCAACCAGCAGATGGTTGACCTTGAACGGATCAATCGTGGCCCCTACCTGCTTGCTGAGGCTCCAGATGAGAGGGGTGCCTTTGATGACTACCCAGACAGCCTCTCCATGGCCTGCTGCCTAACGGTACACGACATAATGCCTACAGTGACCGTAGCAGAGAATCCGTTCTTTGTTTAGTGGTATCATATACCAAGGTACCTATCCGTAATCCTCGGAGGATTTCATGGCGAACGTAATGAACCCAACAGTTGCACCAGCACCACTCTTCCCTGAGGTTGCGGGCAACGTCTTTGAGCGCACTATGGGACCGGACATGCCCGGCCAGCGTGGCTCTCTCCGATTTGAGGAAGGTGTTGCGACTGATACCGATGTCCCTAACGACTTCGCTATCGGATCGTACGTCGATACCTCATCGGTCCCGGGTCGCCCGAACCACAACAACCCGGCGATGTTCTACAAGCCAGCCGAAGTCACGATGCAGGAGCGTGCCCACGTTGGCTCCGCTTCATGGATTGAGGCACCGTCTGTGCTTGGAGAGTTCGTTCAGGGCGTTGTGGCTGGAGATGGAATGCCCAAGTTTGAGCGTTCCTTCAACTCTGGCGCACACATGAATCGACCCAACGCCACTCGCGTTAACGACTAACCCTTTCCTGAGATAGGAAAGGACAGTGGCTCCTAAACGACCTCGTATTAGTAGGTCCGACGACGCACCTGTTCAGTGGGAAGATTTACCACGGGATACGCAGGCCAAGACTCGTGCTGCCTTTAAGAACTTAGGTAACACTGCGCGTAGTAGAGTAGCCAAGTCCATTGCTGGCTTTGATAGACTTGCTACAGAGTCTAGTTCTGCACAGCAACGCACAAAGGCTTCTAGGGCTGCCCGTAGTCTGCGTGAGTACGGTCATGTCATAAGAGACATTCCCATAACGATACAGCGAGCGGCTACTCGTAGAACAGACCTCATGGGTGACGCCGTTGCTGGGGCTCGCTCATCTGGGGCTAGTAACCCACGAGGGTGGGGATGGTACTACGAGCATCGTGAAGGGGTTGATCTGGCAGCCCCCAACGTGTCTCCTGAGATTAGGTCTGCTGCGTCTGCTGGAATGAGCCCACAGGCTGATCCAAAGACAGGGGAACTACCTGACTTAAAGAGAGTACACGATGCTCTCCAAGACCCGTATGCCGTGAGGACAGTTAAAAGCGCCGACTCTCCTGAGCGTAAGAAGGCAATGGAGGCAGCCGGAGTAGTAGGTGGTCAGGAACTCACGGTTTCGGAGGCCACTACACAACAGTTAATCACTACCGATATAGGTAAGGGCGTGATGCAGAACTTGGGACGTGGCATCGGGGCTATCCGTGGAGAGTTGTCTCCCGAGGAGGTCAATCGGGCACCTAAAACCAAGACTTACCAGCACGCTATTCTGGATGCTGCACCCCCGCTGACGGGAGAGGGCTGGACACCAGAACGCCTAGACTACATGCAGATAGGCTCTCACGTTGTTCATGGGGACCCCAATCAAGGTATGTTCCTGTTTAGCAAGTCGTCCCCGGGACCTTTATCTAAGCATAGTATGCTGTCCACCGAGCGTTCTTCACCGCAAGATACATGGATGGAGGGCATTTCTAGCGGACAGGATATGTCTATGGAACTCTCGGAGGGGTCCCCACTTAAGCAGGCACCGTCACCTGCGAAGAGGGTGATTGACAAAGGGGCTCCTTTGGACGCTGCTACACTAGGTTCTGGTCCTTTGGGGATTACGGTAGCCGAGGTTGGCAAAACAGGTGTAACTCCAGAGGATGTGAGGCACGCATTCCACGACAAAGCAACCCGTGTGGCCTCCGAGAAGTATGGGCGGGTATCTCACGACCAGTTTGGGGAGGACATCTTCATTCCTTCTATAGCCATGCAGGAGACGACGTGGAATGAGGCCCGGGCCGTGGCCGGAGCAGACTCTGACTTCAATCAGGAGATGAAGCAAAAGGCCGAGGCCAGTAAGACCAAGCCTCCAACCAAGAAGGCTCTTCAAACTGAACGGCGGGAGAATCCCCGACTGTTCGGCGTGGAGCCCGGGGGTATGACGGCGGGGGAAAACAGAAGTGCCTCCCAAGAGATGCGACGGGCCCGGTTGGAGGACACTGATGACTGAGGCATGGGGTATTGTCGTGGCGGCGTTGGTCACAGGCTCCTTCGGGGTGCTAGGCTTGTTCTTACGACGCTTTCGGGATGAGAACCAGAAAGACCACGCTGACGTGGCTAACCGGTTGAAAGGTCTCGTGAAGTCCCTCGCAGATGTTAAGGTGTCTGTGGACAAGAATGGCGAAAGCCTCACCAAGCACCTAGACTGGCATGGTAAGGGAGACACCTCCAGCAAGACCCCCAGCAAGACCCCCACCAAGAAGGCGACACGAAGGAAGCCTGCCTCAAAGCAATGACTGCTCCCTAAAGCGGGAGCGATGATGTAACATAGGTAACACGAGAAGGAGCACCTGACGTGACAGACGACCCCACCACCGTGACACTAGTTGACGCTTTGGAGAAGCCTTTACGAAGTCCTCACCCTAAACAGTGCCTGTTCGCAAGAGTTAGAGAGGGTCTGAGCCAAGAGGAGATTGCGGCACTTGACCGGGCCCTAGACAAAGTACGCACAGATAAGAATAACGGGCATAGGAAGGTGTACTCCTCCGCTTGGTTGGCCAACGTACTTACTAGTCAGGGCTACCCCATATCCTCAGCCACTATGCAGCGGCATCTGCGTAACGTCTGTGGCTGCCGTTTGGCGGATGACAATGAGTAGCAGGGCTAAGTTATCTCAGAAGTTGGACCAAGGACCCCCCCGGCAGGCCCTAGGCAAACTGGCTGACCTGCTGGACCGTCATAACATAGACTTGGAGGAAATCGGTGACATCAAGAAGGTGTCCCTGTATCAGTCTCTCACGAAAAACTCTGAAGGTGAGGCTCAGATACATGATCTGGTTGGTATTCAGATTTCTCCGTCGTGGGAAGCAGGCCCGGAGTGGCCGGTCATCCAACCCGGTCCCTCAGTCAACCTTCCCAAGGTCACTACCACCAAGAAGACCTCGGATCTGAGAAACTGTGTTGTTCTTCCTGATATGCAAGTTGGTTACTTTAGGAACAAGGAAGGGGAACTCACTCCTACCCACGATGAATTAGCCATCTCTTTGGCACTCAGTATCCTCAAGGATGTTAAGCCCGACATGGTGGTACTTGTAGGGGACAACTTGGACCTGCCAGAGTTAGGAAAGTACCGACTATCTCCTGCGTTCCAGCAAACAACTCAGGCCTCTATTGACAGGGCCACGGAGATTTGCGCTCAGTTGAGGGCTGCTGCTCCCCATGCTGAAATCAAATGGTTGGCGGGAAACCACGAGGAGAGGCTGACCAACTTCATGTTGGACAACGCTGCCGCAGCCTTCGGTATACGGGTTGGTACCCGGCCCGACAGTTGGCCGGTGCTGAGTGTTCCCAGTCTGTGCAGGCTGGATGACTTTGACATTGAGTACCTTGCTGGCTATCCAGCCTCCTGTGTGTGGATCAACGAGCACATTAAGGTGATCCATGGTGATCTGGTCAGGTCTGGTGGGAGTACTGCCCACGCTTACCTGAAGAGGGAGAAGGTGTCCATCCTGTATGGTCATATCCACCGCAGAGAGTGGGCGGAACAGACCCGTGAGGACTACGATGGACCACGCACAGTGGTTGCCGCATCACCGGGATGTCTCGCTCGGATTGATGGTGCAGTGCCATCTACAAAGGGGGGCACCGATCTGGATGGTAGGCCATTGAAGCGCCACGAAGACTGGCAGCAGGGCCTATGTGTTGTCCAGTATGAACCGGGAGACGGGAAGTTCAATTTGGAAATGGTCACCATACGGAATGGCTGGGCCATGTACCGAGGAAAGTCGTATTCACAATAGAAGGGTCACCCATCGGGTATACTATGCTAGGCTGAAGTACATCCGAATGGCCTCTCTCAAATCCCCCAATCAAAGGAATATCTATGTTTAACAGGGACCTCCTAGAACGAGTTGCCGCTACCTTTGCCCAAGCCGCCATCGGCGCAGTTGGTACCAACAGCGTTCTTGATCTTGGCGTGGACAACTGGAAGATGGTTCTCAGTGCTGGAGTCGCCGCCGCTTTGTCGGTGATCAAGGGCGCTCTCGCCGCTAAAGTTGGAACCAAGGGTACTGCTTCACTAGTTGACTGAAACCAGTCATAAACTGGTGTAGTATAGTAGTTACTACTAACTTTCGTTACAGGGTGTGATGTATGGCTGTTGATTTCTGGTCTCCGTCTTATCGGGCGTCTGCCAGTGATCTCACCGTTGCGATATCACCCCTTGGCCTAGTTGAACTAGCCGATGAAGAGTTTGAGGTCCACGGACCACGTCTGAACCGATATTCGGCAGCGTGGGCGTGGTACCTCGGACACCATTGGGCATACCGCCGAGAGTTCGGTGAGTCACAGTTCTATCTGAACTATGTCCGCACGATGTCGGACTACATCACTAACTTCTGCTTTGGCAAGGGGGTACAGTTCCGCACCCCTGAACAGAATAACGCTATCATTCCACATCTCCTAAACAAGGTTTGGGGACAGCACAACAACAAGGAACACGTGCTATGGGAGATGGGCCAGTTGGCCTCCGTGACAGGGGATTGCTTTGTCAAGGTGGCCTACGAGGAGCCCTACGTGGACCCCATTGGGATTCCCATTGCGGGCAAGATCCGCATTCTCCCACTCAACCCAGCACACTGCTTCCCTGAATACCACCCCCATGATAGGACTAGGCTTCTACGGTTCAAGTTGAAGTACCGGTTCTGGGGCACGGCCTCAGAGGGCACTCGTCAGGTGTACACCTTCACTGAAATAATCACTGATGACACAGTGGAGCAGTACATCAACGATGAGTTGGTGGACACCTACCCCAACGCTATCGGCCACATACCCATCGTTCACATTCCTAACACCACAATCTCCTCGTCTCCTTGGGGACAAAGCGACATCTGGGACATCATTCCTCTCAACCGAGAGTTGAACGAGAAGATGGCAGAGGTGTCGGACATCATCAACTACCACGCTGCCCCGGTGACCATCATCACCGGAGCCAAGGCGAGTCAGTTGGAAAGAGGTCCTAAGAAGGTTTGGGCTGGGTTGCCCAAGGATAGCAACGTCTTCAACCTTGA